GGATTTTCCGGCACGCACGCGCCGGATGGAAATTTTTAAGAGGGTGCTCGACGGCAGCATATACGATGGTCTGACCCACGAATTTTTCGAGGAGCGCACGGCGGGCGGGGACTATATTCCGCTACGACACAGGCGACCATCGGTAAAATACGCACTTGCGCGGATTGTTGTTGAGGACAGCGTGGCCTTGCTGTTCAGCGATGGTCACTTTCCGACTATAGAATCGCCTGATCGCGACGTGCGCGACGCGCTTGTTGCGCTGACCGGCGATTGCCGCATGAATACCGTGATGACCGAGGCGGCGCTACGCGGCAGCATTGGTTCGGCGGCAATTCTGTTGCGGTTAATGAACGGGCGCATTCACTTGCAGGTGCTGGATGCCAGCCATCTTTACCCGGTGTGGCAGCGGGATGCGCCGGACACTCTTGAGAGCGTGACGGAACGGATAAAAGTGACCGGCGCCGATCTGGTGCTGCAAGGGTATCGTGTGGCCGACCTCGGCGCTTTATACTGGTTCGAGCGAAGATGGGAAAAATATTTGGAAATCTGGTATAATCCATACCAGGTGGGCAGCGACCAGGCACCGCAGGTTGACGACGGAAGAAGTGTTCGCCACGGGCTGGGCTTTGTGCCGATTGCGTGGATACCGAATCTCCCAGGTGGAGAGGGTTTCGACGGCAGCTGCACATTCGCGGCCGCGATCGAGACTTCCATAGAAATCGACTATCAACTCAGCCAGGTGGGCCGCGGGCTTAAATACAGCAGCGATCCGACATTGATCATTCGCGAGCCGGTGGGTCTGGATACAAATATCGTTCGTGGCGCGGCAAACGCGCTGGTGGTGAGCGAAAAAGGCGACGCGAAGCTGCTTGAAATTGCTGGTAGCGCCACGCAGGCTGTGATAGATTATGTGCGAATTTTGCGCGAACTGGCGCTGGAAAGCGTGCACGGCAACCGTGCGGATGCAAGCCGGCTGGCGACACCGGCCAGCGGCCGCTCGCTGGAGCTGATGAACCAGGGATTGTTGTGGCTCGCGGACAATTTGCGCGTGAGCTATGGCGAGAACGGCATTGTCGCGCTGTGTCGCATGATGCTGCGTGCGAGCCAACGATATGCCATCAACGTTAACGGACATCGTATTCCCGCCGTTAATCCAGAAGCTACTGTGACGTTGAGATGGCCGGACTGGTATCCGCCGGACGCTCTGGATCGTCAGCGTGACGCGCAGACGATTACCGGCCTGGTTCAGAACGGCCTGCTGTCACGCGAAACAGGCCTGAATGTTCTTGCATCGAGTTACGACATCAAGGATGTGAGCAACGAGCTGATTCGCATGAAGAACGGGATCTCAGATGACTGAAACGAATGACGTTGGCCGGGCCGATGCGGAGTTGCTGGCATTACGCGAGCGCAACTCGTGCCTGGAGGCTGAGTTGCAGGAAACCCGGGATACGGCCGACAGACGCTTCATTCAATCCGAATTGAAGGGCGAGGCGCTGCGCAGGGGCATTATCGATCTCGATGGATTGAAGCTGGTTGATCCGCAGGGATTGAAGATCGGCGCGGCCGGAGATGTGCAGGGCGTGGAGGCGGTTGTTACGAAGCTACAAAAAGACAAGCCGTGGCTTTTCTCACCGGGTAATTCCAGCAGCCTGGCGGGTGTGCCGGCGAGCGTGCCCAGCGGCAACAAGCAAGCGATCGACATGTCGCTTGCCGAGTGGCGGGCGGCGCGCGCCGACCTGCTTCGCCGGAAGTAGCGGCCTGCGCCGTAGCCGCATCGGGCAAAGGTTTTTTGGTGCTTTTTTTCAAAAAGAACTGCTTTCTTGCTGACTTGTCTTCGATCCGGAGACGCGTCAACGCGTTTGAAGCTACCATCGCTTTTGATGACGGGTCGTTGATACGCCGATTAATTCAACGCACGCCCAAGACGGCAAGAATACTGCACCGCATGGCCGCGGTTTTTTCGAACTTCTTGTACTGAGGTCTTCACATGGGAATTCAAAATTTTCCGGCAGCGTTGCAGCCGATCATTCAGCAAGGCTTTTTGGAACGCGAGTTCCAACAGGCCTTGCAATCTCGCCTCGGGTATCGCGCAGTGGCGGACCGCGAGGATTTCGCCGTTGGGATTGGCGAGACGCTCACAAAGACCCGGGCAGGCTTGCTGCCGGCGGTGACCGTTCCGCTCAATCCATCGGCGAATACGAATCTGGATAATGGATTGACGCCGGGCGGATGGAGCGTGGAGCAGTATACGCTGACGCTATACAACTACGCATCGACCATGGATCTGAATGTCGTCACTAGCCGCGTCGGCATTGCCAGCCAGTTTCTGCAGAACGCTTATGTGAACGGCGAGCAGGCGGCACGCAGCCTTGACGATCTTGCCCGCAACGCGCTTTTCAATGCGTATTTCGGCGGCAACACCTGGGTGCGAACGAGCCTGGTGAACCCGGCGAGCACTATCGCTGTCAATGATATACGCGGATTTCAGACAGCGTTCGTATATGGTGTTCAGCAAGCGGTATCAAGCTTGAACCCGATATCCGTGACCATCGGAACGGATGTTTACAGCGTAATTGGCGCGGTGGCGGACGTAACCAACGTATCGGTGACGCCCGGCGGCATATCCGGCGTGTTGACGTGCAGCACGAGCGTTTCGGTGGTAGATGGCACCGTGGACAATAGCGTGATTGCGGCAACCGCTTCACTTATTCTGCGCCCTAATGGCAGAGAAAATACGATGCTGCTGCAGTCCGGCGATACGCTTGCGATGTCGAACGTGCTTGATGCCGTCGCGAATTTGCGGGTGAACGCCGTGCCGGACATTGATGGCGCTTATAATTGCTACCTCGATCCCATCAGCGCGCGACAGCTTTTTGCGGACCAGGATTTTCAACGGCTGTTCATAGGCACTACCTCCGCGATTGAAGTTTTCAGGCCCGGGCAAGGCGTGGTTAATGAATTCCTCGGGTTGCGTTTCGTGCTCACGAACGAGTCTTATGTGCAACCATCTTTAAACGTTGCAGGGGCGGTTATTCGTCGGCCGATCGTTGTGGGACAAGGCGCGCTTATCGAAGGCGACTTCGCTGGCATGGCCGCGGATGATGTGGCGCCGGACAACTCCATTGTTTCCCTGATTGACGGCGTGTGCATGGTGACGCGTGAACCGATCGACAGGTTGCAGCAGATCATTGCACAGTCCTGGTATTGGATCGGAGGATTCTGCGCGCCATCAGATACGACAACCAACAGCACGACAATAGCAACGGCGACAAACGCAAATTTCAAGCGTGCTGTGATGATCGAACATCTCGGATAGTTTTGGTTGCCCCGAGCCTTGCGTATCGGATGATGGGATCGGTGTAAGATGTTTACGGATCAACAGAAAACCGATATTCGCCGGCATTGCGGCTATCCTGCATATGGTGCGGCGCCGGAAGGCAACATGGGGTGGCGATTCTTTACCGCGTATGGTGCGCTCGAGTATCGGATGAACAATTTGAGCCCAAACGAAGAAACGGTGACGCTGACCTATATTGCAACTCTCAGCCAGTTGGAATTGGCGGTGCCAATGGCTACAGAAAATCTTGACAGCGATGCCGCGGCCGGCTGGCAGCATAACCGTTATGAAGTTGCGGACAGATTGCGACTTCTGGACAGTTGGCGCCGGCGCCTGTGCGCGTTCTTGGGCGTTCCTCCTGGCGAAGGCTTGGGACAAGCCGGTGTCACCTGGGTGGTGTGATGGACGGCGCAAATCTACAAGACCTGATCAGTAAGGGTTGGGGCGTAGCCGCCCGGCGCGTTGGCATTCCGTGTAAGGTCTATCGGCCGACGCAATACGCGAACCCGTTAAGTAGCCGTAACCGCGTCTATAAGCTAAATTGCTGCTTTGCTCCTTTGGCTGGGGTGGCCGTGGGCGCCTCGGGATACAATGGCCAGTTATGGCGTGGCACGTTCGACTCCGCGTATACGATGCCGGGAGATTACTTGCAGACGCCGCAATTTGTATATTTCATTGCATCCCAGGTTTCACTGCAACCGATCATTTGCGTGCAGACCAATTCCGTGGTGACGATAGAGCGGCCACGACCCGCGCAAACCGGTACTTATAGCGGGTTTGTCGCCGTGACATCGTTCGAGGTGATCAGCGAGTGGCCCGCGCTAATGACGCCGGTATCGTTCCGCATCCCTGGCACCTTACCAGAAGCGCATTTTGGGGTTTGGAGCTGTTTCTTACCCCTATTGCCCAATCCGCCAGCCGTTGCGGATATCTTGAGTGACGATTGCGGTCGTCGTTTCGTTATCGCTTCGGCGCAGCTGACGGCGCTGGGTTGGCGGGTCGGCATGAGGCAGGTTGACGGATAGGCGCCGGTGCGATTTCTCGTCTTGAAACATCGCTGAGCAGACAGACTGTTTGCCGCGGAGGGTTATTGATGTCTGCTGGCGCACTGCATGTTGTGACTGCCCGGTTCAATCCGATTCGGTGGAGCACGCCGCATAGGCATTTCACCGATTGGGTGTCACATGTGCTTGACAGTGGTGCGAGACTGACCGTTGTGGAGGTTCAGTATGGCAAGGCCGCATTCAAATGCGCAATGCCGCATGTAAATCATATTGGTTTGCGCGCGGATAGCTGGGCCTGGAGCAAGGAGTGCGCCATCAACGAAGGCGTAAAGCGGTTGCCGGATGCGGAATATATCGCGTGGGGCGACGCCGACATCTGGCATAGAAAATCCGCATGGGCACAGGAAACGGTTGAGTATTTGCAGCATTATCGGGTTATGCAAACCTGGAGCAGCGCACTTGATCTGGGTCCGAACGATGAATTGATTGGGACGCACAGGTCATTCTGTAGTCGATATCAGGTCGGAGCGCCGCTGGTTGCCATGGGGCCGCACTTCTGGACGTTTGACGGCGGCTACGAAACCTATCCGCATAGTGGCTATTTTTGGGCGTGCCGCCGGGAGTTCCTTGACTGGACCGGCGGCCTTTTTGAGCTGGCCGGCATGGGCAGTGCCGACCACCATATGGCACTTTGCCTTGCAGGAAAGGTGGAGCGCAGCTATCCGGCTGGCACAAGCCAGGCATATGTTTCGCATTTGCAGCGGTGGCAGCGCAGGGCGCAGGCTTACGTGAAGGGCCGTATCGCCGCTTTGCCCGGTATTGTCGAGCATCGTTTTCACGGTTCGAAAGATCGGCGCGGCTATCTTGATCGCTGGTCGCTGTTCATAAAACACGGTTTCGATCCGGACACCGATCTTAAGCGCAATAGCTGGGGTGTTATTGAGTGGGCCGGCAACAAGCCGGAACTTGAGCGCGAATGGGATCTGTATCTGCGATCGCGACGGGAAGACGACAATAGCATCTGAGGCGTGCCGTGGCCGATATTTCGGATGTTGAACAGAGCCTGATGGATGCCATAATCGGGTATGTGTTTCCAGGCGGCATCGACACTATTTCCGCTGTGGGCTGCCCGGTGCGTATTTACCGCGGAAAGCCAACGAATTCGGCGCTTCGTGTTGACCGGATTTCCGGCACGGTTGACGTGGCAATTTATACCGCCTCGGAGCCGAGCCGTAATACGACGCGGTGGGATGTGCAGGTGACCGAACTGCCTTCGACTTCGACGCTCACCGTTGGGGTTTCGGGAAATTCGGCGACTTTTCTTGGTGCGGCTGAGGCGGGAGACATTGCGGGCGCGCTGATAGATCAACAGGTTTTCATCTATCAAGCACAACCCGGCGACAGCGCGGCGTTGGTGGCCGCGGCGCTTGCGGATGCCATACGCACCATGACGATTTGCTGGCTCACCGACGCGACCATTACGGTGCCAGGAGCCTACGATTTTACCGCGCGAACCGCGTCTTCTGTCATGGCATTGGAGGAATGGAGCAGGCAGGAGCAGGGATTTCACGTATCGGTGCTTGCGATGACGCCCGCGTTGCGTGATAGCGTAAGCGCAGGAATCAGGCAGACTTTGGCACAGATCTCGTTTTTGTTGCTCGCCGATGGCACTGGCGGCAGGATTCGGTTCCGCTCCGAAGCGAATTTCGACGCGGATCAGGCCGCATCGCTCTACCGCAGAGACATTATTTATGACGTCGAGTTTGGAGTCACCGTATTGAACGTGAATCCAACCATGCTGTTTGCAGATCTATCCTGGAATGGCACACCGATTTACGCTTAGCCGATCTGCAGGCCCGAGCCGCGAAGTGCTCATTCGGTCGCGGCCATACGCTAAATCTTTCGACTGAGACGACTGAATACATCGATGCCCTGGCTGCACGCCGGCGGCAGGAGGCTGTAAATGGCAATTTATCAACAGGGCGGGCTCAATACGACGGGCCTGGTTGTACCCGATCTTTATGTTCAGATTGTGCCACCGCAAAACCTTGTGTTGAACGGCGTACCGACAAATCTGATCGGCATGGTTGGCACGGCGAGCTGGGGGCCCGCTAATCAGCCAGTTATTTTGGGGACGATGGCTGACTACGCGACGTCGTTTGGGCCGGTGATCGTACGAAAGCACGATATGGGAACCAACGTGGCAACTGCCGTGCAACAGGGTGCTACCGGATTCAGATGCGTTCGCGTAACGGACGGAACGGACACAGCGGCGACGTACTCGTTTGCGCTAAACAACGGGGTGTATGCTGTCGAACTTACCGCGCTGTTTAGCGGCTCATTGGGAAATTCTATA